GCATGGCGAAGCTGCGCGCAAGCCCGCCTGCACAGCGCCGGGTTTTGCCTCGCGGACCGCGCACCATATCGCCCCCTCCAACGCAAGCGCGGGGGGTTCCCCCTCTAGCGAGTACACGACCGCGCGGTAGCGTAAACGCCCGGCGCGCATTAGACCGAGTACACTTTGTAGGGGTCGACGAGTGAATTTAAATAGGGCACGGTCGAGACAGCGCCCCCCGCGGTCGCGCTTTCGCGGTTCTCATACAGGGTGCCTATCTTTAACTTCATCCAACTTCTCACGGGCTCGGGTACGTCGGCCGCTACCGAGCCAAAACCGGCTACCCACCGGATGATAACGCAGTCCGCGTCGCCGCGGAGATTGGGCCAGGTTACCCCGTACTCGGGAATTAGCTCCGCGTTTTCTGCCCCGGTCAGCCTGTACTGGTCGGCCGCGAGGGTTTGTTCGGCGCCGTCGGGGTCGATGTACTTCACTGACGTGATGGAGCGTACCGCCAGCACCGGTAAGCGTATGCACGCCGAACCCCACCCGCGCATTTTCAGTTCCCACGTTTGGTCGATCAAAGCGCGCGCGGTGTACTTCTCGACATCCTGCCGGGCCGCTTTGATCATTGTGGCTAAAACTACCTCGTCCTCCTCTAACTCGGCCGTGCCGATGCGGAGGTGGGACGCTAACTCGCGGATCGTTAGCGGTTCGTTAGCCGGTGCGGTGATCAATGCGTAGTGCATAGCGCCCTCAAAAAGTTACGCGTTGCCCGCGGTAAACGTGAACGACGTGACCGTGAATTGTTGCCCGGTGGAAAAGCTGGTGTTGTCCACTTCCATGTCCCCACCACCAGCCGTCACCGTAACGGTGCCTTGGCCGTGGCAGGTGGTGCCGTCGGATGCGTACAGTCGAAAGTGGGCAGCCGTGCCTGTTGCGTCCGCGCTGGTATCTTCCCACGTGCCTAATTTAGCTTTCGTGCCCGCAGACGCCGCGGCCAGGTAATCTGTTGGAAGGGTGCACGATGCCAACACTGTGCCGCTGTCCGCGGTGGCGCAAGTGGCCGGTTGGGCGCCGGTGCGGATTTTCAACACCGCGGCAGTGCCTATGGCAGTTTCCACCGCGTCTAGTTGAGCGTTTCGTACTAAGACTGAAAATTGAAAAGACATCTTTAATTCCCTCCTGAATTAGCCCTGCTGGGGCGATACGTAAAAACTAATAGGCGCCGACTCCTGTACCACGGCACCCTGCGTAACCTCCCACGCGCGCGACCAAACCCCCGCCGCTTGCAGGTCACTCACTTCGGAATCGTAGTAAGCGGTGCCGTCGCCAGCTACCAACACGCTGCCCGCCTTTTGCGTTACCACCCCTGCGGGGGACCGTAAAAAGAGCAGGACCGCTGCGCCGGTGAGGTCCCACGTAACTTCGTCTTTCGTCGCGGTCAATTTAAAACGGTATGTGTTACCCAAAACGACCATTTCCACAAACCTCTCAACTAGAAATTGACGACATCGGCTACTGTGTACCCGAAATCCACCGCGTCGGGAATGATGGGCCGCTTATGCACTTCTTCTGTGCCCGCGCTGGCTACTGTAGTGTCCGCCAGCGTGATGCCCGACGTCGCGACGAGATACAACACCGCCGTGCCGCTAGCCGTAGTGTCCGCTAGCGTGATGGCCGACGTCGCGGCGAGATACAACACCGCCGTGCCGCTAGCCGTAGCGTCCGCCAGCGTTATGCCCGCGGAGCCGCTGATACCGCTGGATACCGTAGCGGCGCTGCTTGTCGTAGCGTCCGCTAGCGTGATGGCCGACGTCGCTGCAATGTCCAGTGTCGCGGCGCTGCTTGTCGTAGCGTCCGCTAGCGTGATGGCCGCGGCACCGGCGACCACGTCCCCTAGTGCGCCCGTGGCGACTACCGTAGTGTCCGCCAGTGTGGTAGCCGACGTCGCTGCGATGTCCAGTGTCGCGGCGCTGCTTGTCGTAGCGTCCGCTAGCGTGATGGCCGACGTCGCTGCAATGTCCAGTGTCGCGGCGCTGCTTGTCGTAGCGTCCGCTAAAGTGATGTTCGCGGAGCCGCTGATACCGCTGGATACCGTAGCAGCGCTGACTACCGTGGTATCCGCCAGCGTGATGCCCGACGTCGCTGCGATGTCCAGTGTCGCGGCGCTGCTTGTCGTAGCGTCCGCCAGCGTGATGCCCGACGTCGCTGCGATGTCCAGTGCCGCGGCGCTGCTTGTCGTAGCGTCCGCTAAAGTGATGGCCGACGTCGCTGCGATGTCCAGTGTCGCGGCGCTGCTTGTCGTAGCGTCCGCTAAAGTGATGTTCGCGGAGCCGCTGATACCGCTGGACACGGGCAGGAAAACAGAACGCGAGCGCGTGACCAACATCGCATCGGGATTTTCCCCCCATGCGTGCTGCTCCTCAAGCGTCATCGCGCGGCCGAAAATCACGCCGCAGCGATCGATCCACCCGGTGAGCATGAATGACAACGCGGTCGGGTATGTCGCCCAGCGCGCCCCCATCATCATGGGCGCCCCAGTATTACCGGATGCCGTAGACTCACTCGCCGAATGTTCGCCGCCGTTGGCGGTCAAGTACATGTCGCTGCCGGTGTGGGACATACCGACTACATTCACCCCCGTTGGGACCGCAAGGGAGGTATTGACTATCCCACCGCCGCGCCGCCCCGCCAGTTTCCGGCCCGTCGAGTTAACGACATACATTTGATACGCGCAATTAGAGCCATTGCGCGCGCCTACTATAGTCCCGTCAAGGGAGGTAGGGCCAAGCCGGGCCAACGTAGTCAACGGGTCCGTCAGCGACCTCAGCCCGTGCGTACTGGCTTGGTTAAAATCCCTCCCTCCGGCGCCGCTGTAATTGTCGCCGATCCCCCCGGCGGTTAGTATAGCGGTTGGCCCCGTCCCGCGATCAACCCACACAGTCCGCCCAGGGTCGGCAAGTACGAAAGGCGGTAGGTCGCGGCCCGCGAAAACGAAAGCGTTATACCCATCGCCGACAAACTCGGGATTTATCGCTACGTCCCCCGGCTGTGGGATAGATGTCCAACGCCTGCCGGGAATTCGAAACAACATCATTGGGGCCTGTGTGCACTCACGCGAGCCTTGACCGTTATTGCCCGGCCCGCGGAATTGTTGACGCAGTGCAGCTTAAACCCCAGCGCGGCGCTAGGCACGAACCACGTTCGGCACGCGGGATCTTCGCCGGGTGTTTCCGCCGCGTACGTATTCAGCCTGCCGAGTTTATGCGCGTGCTCTACAGTGTCGTAGTCGCTGCCGCCACCCGTGAGGACGTCGCCGGTGGTCCACAGCACGTAAACGTCTACTGTGTCACCGGTGGCGGCCGTGCCGTCGTTGTCAGCGTTGACTTGTAGCGCAACGTCCCAGTCTTCCGCATTAAATGTGTGCGCGTCAGACGTAGCATTGCTCGCCGAGGATATAGATTTAGACGACGCCGTCGCCCACAATACTTGGGTTTCTACGCGTGAGCTGGCCATACCTACTCCGACTCCGCCATCACGGTTGATAGGTCGCCGTGCGTGATAGCACCGCGGAGTGCCATCGTGCCCGGTGCCTCTGTAGTGCCGGCGCCGAGTGCAAATAAGGTCTCGATACGCGATGCCGGGCGTTTCAAGTGGGGCTGTATGCCGGCGTTAGTTGCCGAGTTTTTGCCGAAAGCCTCTTCCAGTCCCAGCCTCTCGTTCGGCTTCTCCGCATTGATGTAGCCTTTGATCATCATAGTATTGAGTATCGCGACCTGTCCGGCGCTCGCGTTTTTCCAGTCTGCCCACACCATGCCGTTTTCCAAAAAAGTGTTCGGATCAACTCGCGGGTTCCATACAATGTACGTCGGGTCGGCATCCTCGTTGAAGTGGTCTTGCAGGCTGATCCAGTCCTGCGCGGTGACCATCGCCAGCAACACCGGATCGGCTTGTATGAATGCCTTCAGCGTCGCGCTTTGCGCCGCCGTGAGTTGCATCGCGTATGTGGCAAACGACGCGGCCATCAATACAGCCATCAGTACAAGTTTTTTAATCATCGCGGTAAGCCCTCTTTAGTACAATGTATTTCAATTCGGTTGGGTTTGATAATCTCGGCGACGGTATCCCTTACCAGTAGCCGCCGCGCTTCGCTCTGCTCGCAGTATTTAGCTATGCCCCCCGCGAGGTCGAACATCGACCACCCACCGAAGAGCTGCATCACGACAAGCCCGCCCGCGAGCACAAGGGCGGCAATGCCACCGCCTTTCGCGGCCTTTACTCCGTTGGGGGTCACGTGCACACCGCATCAGGTGGGCAACCCTGTGGACGGAATAATCCGATCTTCACGCCGCTGTGTACCCACTCGAAAAGATTATCGATAGCTAGTCGAGCCTCGCCGTCAAGCTCACCGGCCCCGACACGCTGTTCCAGTTCCAACCGTAGAAGTGTGACGATATCGTTGAGCGCCACGTACTCTAGCGCGCTCAACTCGTCCCACCTGATAGTCTTCCTCATCGCGCGTTCGAGTGCGGCTACCGTAGTAGTGACCTGCCCATCGACCAGCGCCCGGCCGCGTACGATCGCCGCCTCCCACCGCGCGGCATACTCCTCGCGGGTTGCTGCGTCGTGATCTTCAATGTGCTGCGCGACTATCCCTTGGACCGCCATACGCACCGCTAGTGTTTTCGCTACGTCGCCCGTCCCGGCTAAGATAGCGCATCCCGAAAGCACCGCGATAACCGCGGCAGTAAGAAGTACCCGCATGCTATTTTCCTTTCTCACCAGTGTTTATTCCTGCCCGCTAAGAGCAGGAACGCGTAACCCACGGCCACGAAAACCGCTAACCCTATCGCTAGGAGCCCGAGGGTATAAAGTACATCAGTCAAACCGTACAATCCCTGGGATATAGATTGTTTGCCCGTGCGCCCCCCGGGTGGTAGTCAGTACCTCCCGCTTCGGCGCCGCGTCCCCTGCGGGAACCGACACATGCACCCACTCGCCGTACTCGACAAGCAACTGCTCGAAAGGCAACCCCGCGACCTCCGCGCGTCGCGCTACTTCGTGCGGTGTGCCGTATTCGGGGGCGATAAAATTGGCTGCCAGGCCCAACACGTGCGCGGAACCGGGGTCACCGCCCACCAACACATTGACAACTCTACTGCGGTAGCCGGACGTAATCCGCACGGGAACTCCCAGCAAATCCCGCAGGGGTTGCAGCACGTCACGGCACAGCCGACGCAAGTTGTACTCTACGGGGGAATCCAAGGTCACTCGATTGTCCAACCCCTGCCGTGTGGCGAGGTCTGACCGCTCGAACTCGTCAAGGTTAAAATCAACCGTCAATGCCATTCGGTAGGTCAATGCTTTCGTAGCTTCCGGCCAAGCGTTTTTACAGCATACCCGACCGCGTCGGGGTTGTCGTCCGCGCTTCCAGCTTTGACCAGTGCCTTAGCCTTTCCTGCGTCCAACTCTAGCGCGTCGTTTGCTAAATAGCGCACGCCATCAAGGACTAAATCTATCAGTAGCCTCACAACTATCTTTTTAAGTACCGCCATCTTCCATCCTCCTAAAAAAGAAGGGCGGCCGAAGCCGCCCGCAAAAGCCTCGGGGGAGGGTATTTAGGTGGCGCTGTTGGCGTAGTGCTTCACCGCCCCGCCGGCATCGATCAAGTTGCCGCCGTGGCGTGACCACATCAAGAAGCCGACCTGTCCCAGCTTCACATAAGCCGAGTCCGAAAAACGGAACATGGTCGCGCCCATCACATCGCGCACGTTGTAAAAGCTGAAATCACCGCACAGGATAGACTTAGCATTCGCGGCCATCACGGCCATATCCTGATTGACAGTGATGGGCAGACCTAGCAGCCGATCGCCCATTGCCCCGCCAAGGCCCTCGTAGCCAGGCATGAAGACAGGGCGAGACTGGTCATCTTTCAGTTTGCGAACGACTTTCAACGTGGAGTCATTCATCATAAAACCCATGCGGCCGAGGTTCCGGTAGGCGGGGTCTACCGAATGGAACAGGTCCACAAGATCATCGAAGATGACAGTCGTAGTCTGTCCTGTGGTACCTGTCTTACCCACCGACGAGGCCGTGACAACACCCCGCGGCTCGGAGCTTCCCGTGCCGGTGGTGAACTTAGTGTTTGTGATGCGTCCGATTCGCGTAATCAGGCGCGTATCCACGAAAGCCTCAATATCAACCGCGGAGTCTTGCAACAGTTCGAACGGCACCGCGACGACTTTGGACGAATACTTGTAAGTATTGAGCGCAATAGCAGTAAAAGCGATATCGTCCGCGGTGGCGGTCGTGTTCTCGCTGATCTGCTCGCCGGTCTCCGCCGTCCCGTCGGACGCGGGGAAGGACATTGGGTTGCCTTGCGCAGTCGGCAGGACCGTGGCGACTGAGCGCACGCCGCCGAACGCGGCCAGCGCATCGGCGATCTTCTTCGCTACGTCGGTCTGCACAGTGAACCCGCCTTCGGTATCGGTGGTGGTGCTCATCGTCGCGCGAATGTCGGCCCACTCGGCCGCGGTCACCGCGTTGTCGCCGTGGCGCAACCACCGCTCGCGTACAGAAACCGAGGTAGGCTTGCCGTGGTTTTGACGCGCGGAGGCTTCGACCAAACTTTCGTCAACTCGATCCGCGCGGAATTTTTCCTGTAGCGCGGTGATGCGGCCTATCTCCGCGTCGATGTCGTCCACTTCTTTGAGTGAAGCGTCGTACTTCTCCGCGTTTTTTGTATCGGCGGCCCATTTTTCACCGGGGTTGTTGTCGACCAGTTCGTGCAAAGATTTGGCCAGGGCGTCCCGGCGCTCACGTAATACTTGAATAGACATAATAATTTACCTCGCGGCTATTGCTGATATTAAAAAGCCCGCCGAGTAGGCGGGCCGGTTTTCAACTTGCGCCGGAGCGTCAAGCGATTCTGCGGAGCCGCAAAAGCTCTAGCTGCCTTTTGCGGTGCTCGGTTAAGTCTTCCGCTGCTGCGGCAGGTTCAGGTTCAGGTGCAGCTGCGGCGGGTTCAGGTTCAGGTGCGGCGGGTTCAGGTGCAGCTGCGGCGGGTGCGTTCTTGTAGGCAGAAAGGTCCCAAGCGATCCAGTCTTTCGGCCCGTCCTCTGCAATACGATCAGCGAACCCCAACTCTAACGACGTGGCGGCGTCGATCCATGTCTCCGCCTCCATCAAGGTCTTGATTACCGCGGCATCCTGCCCAGTGCGGGCGGCGTAGGTTTGAACCAACGTGGCGTCTATCTTCTCCAACAGTGCCGCGCGGTCCAGTAAGTCTAACGCGTTGCCGATGGCGATAGTCCAAGCGTTGTGCACCATGAAAAACCCGCCTGGGGCGATCTCTACTTCGTCCGCTGCGAGTGCGACGTAACTCGCAGCGCTGGCCGCGTAGCCGTCGATGTGCGCGATGATACGCGACGGGTGCGCGCGTATAGCGCCCTCCATGACTCGCCCGCCGAAGGCGTCACCGCCGGGTGAGTTCAGGCGTATGTGGATCTCCGGCGCGTCCAATTTATTTAGCGCCGTTACGAACGCTTGGGGGGATACCCCGCCCCCAAATTCCGCGTCGGCGTCGTTAGACGCGATCGCATCGTATACATATAACGTTGGCGTGCTGTTGCTGGCGGCCTCCGCTTTGAGTGCGCGCGGGGTATCGCGATTGTCGCGTAGCAGTTTATTGAGATTCATTGGGCGGGGTCTCCTGAGTGTTGATAGTATCGCCGTTAGGGACCGGGGGGAGGTTCTCTATTCGGCGTACCTCGTTCAAGGTCAAGAACCCGGGCTCGCCCGCGCGACCTAGCGCAATGCGGTGCGCTTCATAGCGCGACTTAGTGTCGCCGCGTTTTAGCCCGGCGGTGACAAACTCGGTAAAGAATGATGTCCCCCGCAATAGCTTGCGATTGTACTCTTGCTGAAATTTAGTCAAATAACGTTGCAGCGTGAACGTGACGAAGCCGATACCCATAGTCTCCACGCCCGAACCCCACGAAGTTGTCTTCTCGGTGCTGCCTATCATGTGCGGGGGCACCCCGTATATCCGCGCGATGTCTTCGACCTGAAAGCGCCGCGTTGCTAACAGTTGCGCGTCCTCCGAATTCATAGTCAGCTCTTTGACCTGTAGCCCGCCCGCTAACACCGCGGGGAGGTGGGCCTTGCCGCTGCCGCCGTAGCGAACTAGCCATGTCTGGCGCAACACATCGGCCTGTTCTTCAGTGATATCCCCCGCGGCCGTTAGCGCGAAATCCGGGCGCGCGCCGTTGGCGAAGAACGCCGCGCTGTACTCGTCCGCGGCGAGCGACACGCCCCCTGCGGATAACAGCGCATTGCGCAAAGGGCTAACCCCGCGGCGCCCGTTGAACCCCGTTCCCGGGACGTGCAACATGTCATCCTGGTCGAGGATACGCGTACCGCCTGTGCGGTCGTCGGGTACTATGTACACCAGCCGGGTATGCCCGGCCATTTCCATCACGTCGACAGTCACGCTTACTGGATTGTGCGGCACCAGTGCCACCGCCTGTGCTACAGATTTGCCGCTCCCGCGGACTATCTCCACGAACGAATCGCCGTGTAGCATCAGCGCCGTGATGCCGTACTCCCAAAAAACCGCGGCGCTAAGCATCTGGTGCGGCTGCTCGTTGAGCAGCGCGCCTAGCGGGTGGCTCACCCGTTCCCGATCGCCGTTTGGGTGACGCCGGTAGATGTGCAGGGGCATGCTAGCAACAGCGCCCGCAATCAACGCAATGCACGCGTATACCGCGCCTATGCGCATCACGGTATGTTCGGTAACTGCTTTGCCCGCGTTGGTCTGCCCCATTGTCAGAAAGTTGTATAGCTCCGAGCCGTAGTTGCCCAACGAGAGTGGGTAAGCGTTGTTTATCCTCGCTATCTGCGCGCGCAGCTCTTCTATCTGCTGCGCTTGCGCCTTAGCTTTCTTTCCGCGTCCGAACATCAAAGCACCACAATATAGGGGGTTGGGATCTCTTCGGTCGGGACCATTGCCCGCCCGCGGGCCATAATCAACGCGACAGGCCCGTCGATTTTGTTTTGCGACACCGCTTTGCGCGGGTAGATGTTGTCCTTCTCATCCGTGCGCGCAATAACATTGCCCATCATCCACGCCATCACCGGATCGCCGTCGTGCCGCAAAACCCCGGCGCGTGTGTCCGCTTCGACCTGCTTCATAGGTTCCGACATGTTCGCCACGATCTGTCTAACTTCCACCATCGGGACCCCCTGTGCTTGCAACTCTGCTGCGAACTGCGTCGCTTGGAACGGATCGAACGCAACCGCTTGCACATCAAGGCGGCTGCACAACTCCACTACGGTCGCCTTTATCACACTAAAGTCAATGACATTGCCCGACGTGAGTGTCACCCACCCGTCAAGCGCCCACCCAGCAAAGTGCGCTAAGGTGCTGTGCGCTTCCGCCTCTACCCTGTCGTGAGGCAGGTAGTACCGGCCGAAGCGCACGAGCTTACCCGGGGCATCCTCTATCAGTATCTCCAGCGCGGCAATGTCGACTTTGCTGGCGAGGTCCAGCGCTAGCCACGCGCGCCGGCCGTTGAACGAGTCCAGCAACAGCGTCGGGTCCGCGTTGCGGTCCCACTCCAGCATGTTCATCCACGCGTTGCCCGCGTTTACCCACAAATTTAGACGCTTGGTCTTGACCGCCGTCTGTTTTGTGGGCGAGTGCTGCGCCTCGTGACACGCCTCCACTAGGCTGTCGTAGCTCACCGATACGCCGATATTGGGGTTCGCTTTTACCCACGCTTTCGGGTTTGTCCAATCGTCCGTCGCGTCTAGTGTGTACACGAGCGCGAATAGATAATCGTCTTTGACTACGCCCCGCAGAACTTTGTCGGCGTATTCCCGCAGCTGATAGCAGGGCCCTTTTCGATTGTACCCCGCTGTAGTCACGGTCCACATCATGGGCTGCATCCGCGCGCCCATGCCGCTGGCCATTGCCTCATATGCGGTCTGCGTCTGGTGCTCGTGGTACTCGTCCACGATCGCAAAGTGTGGGTTCGTGCCGTCGCCGGGGTCGCCAGGGAGTGGACGGAACATCGCATTGGTCGCTGTGCGTGTAATCGCTGCCGCGCCTACCTCCAGTCCGAAACGCCGACATAGTCCGGGACTGCGGCGCGCCATCGCGGCGGCATCGTTCCACACAATTCCGGCTTGGTCTTTCGTCGTAGCGAGCGCGTATACTTCCGCGCCCTCCTCGTCGTCCCCCGCGAGCGCGTACAGGCCCACCGCGGAAGATAGCGTGCTCTTTGCGTTCTTGCGCGCGACTTCCAAATACACGCGCCGAAAGCGCCGCGTGCCATCTCTTCGCAGCCAGCCGAACGGGGCCACCAGCGCGAAGCACTGCCACGGTTCTAGCCGGATCAGTTCCCGGTGTTTTGCCAGCTCGCCTTTTACGTGGGGCAACCTTTCCACGAACCGGCAGACTCTCGCCGCGGCCGCGGCGCTGAAAACGAACGGGTACCCTTTCCCTCGCGCTTTCTTTAAATCGTCGATGTGCCTGCGGCACGCAAGTTTGACGAGCGCACCCGCGGTTATCCGCCGTGCTACTACGTCGCGACAGTACTGTAGCGCGATGCGCGCGTAGTCGCGCTCGCCCGGGGGCTCAGTAATTGTCGAACGGGTCGGCGGGCGCGTTCGCGTTTTTCCCGCCCGCGAGTTTCGCCCGCGCGGCGGGGGTGAGCCCGAATTCGGCGAGCCACGCTCGGAGTCGTTTGTCGGCATCGGATTTTTGCGCCTGCGCGGGATGGGGCCGCAGCATCAGGTCGCCCTTAGGTGATTGCGTCTCGTATGTCGCACCCTGCTCGCG